TAGCCGTCCTTTGGCTAGAACCGTTAAATAACGCTGTCGCAGACATCGTTTCTATCCCCCTTTCCGTGCGTTTTAAGGCCATTTGACGCTTTAAAGCCACCTCCCTACCCATAATCAATCAAACTCCCTACAATGAAGACTAAAAGCGAAAAGAACATGAGCAAGAAGCAGGTGATGAAGCATGAGAAGAACGAATCCGCTAAGAAGCGCGTTATGGAGGCTGGCACGGCTAATGGTGGCCGTATGAGCTATTCCACTTCTCGTAAGTCTTGCTGAGATGAATCCAAGGGATTTGCCTTGTAACAGCCCTAGACGCGATATCCAAGGCGGCAAGAAGTCTGTCGTGCGTGCTTGTGCCAATGGACAGGAACGTATTGTGCGTTTTGGAGACGCTAATATGTCAATTAAGAAGTCTTCACCCGCACGCAAGAAAAGCTATTGCGCTAGGTCTGGCGGCATCAAGGGAACATCTAACAAATTATCTGCCAACTATTGGAGCCGAAAAAAATGGGGCTGCTAGACACAAGTTTGGAAATAATTACTTACGATTGCGTTGATTGTAAAAGCAAGTTGCCAGAAGAACAATATTATTGGACAAAGAAAGGCTATAGGCATTCTCACTCATGCAGAGCCTGTTATCAACTTAAGCGCAGAGGCTATCAAATAGCTTACATGAGTGGTATCGGAAAGGAAAAGGCGCGAAACAGGTATTCTCCAGAAAAACGCTCAGAAGACCTTGTTAAAAGTTATGGCCTTACGCTTGATAAATATAATCAAATAGTTAAAGTGCAAGGGGGTGGATGCGCTATTTGCGGCAGTAAACAGGCCAAAACCAAAAGAAATGGAAGATTTTGCATAGACCACAATCATGCTACTGGTGAAGTACGGGGACTATTATGCGCTCCTTGCAATCGTGGCATTGGTCTTCTTGGCGATAAGCCAGACACACTCAAATTAGCAGCAGAATATTTATTGTCTCCACCGAGCCGAAAAGCTTGGGATTGTTAAGGTAATATAAGCCCATGGCACGCTTCGATAACTATGGCCCACTGGATAATCCGTTAATAGAAGAAGGCGATACGGGGTTTTCACGCATTAACGCCCGTCTGCGCCCAGATCAGCTAAAGGCTGGGGAAGTGGCCCTATCCACGAATGGGCGCATGGACGTAGACGGCGCATGGCAGACGCGCATGGGAGTGCAGAACTTTGGAACCACCCTTGTTACCAATGCTACAGCATTGACGTTGCCGTTCTACACCTATGCAGACAAAACGGGCAATAGTCTAACTACGGTATCTACGCTAATCACTATTGGGTTTGCCACCGCCCATTCTTTTGCTACTGGCACCCCAACTTTAGCGTATGTATCTGGTATTACAGGAATTACCCCTGCATTTGTAGCGCAGAATTATCTTATTACATGGGTAAGTAGCACCTCTGTTAGCATTACGATTACAGGCATTTCTGGGACAGCCACTGGCACTGCCGTTGTTGGCGCACCAAGATTAGAAGACACCAACATTAATGCCGTCTATGGTAGCTGTCTATTCTCAGACCCAACTTCTGATAATGAGGAATACATTATTCTGGCAACCAACATTAATGTTCAAGCTGTTAATGTAAAAACAGGTGTACCAATTACAATCACCTATCCCGGCAGCATCACTATTAGTGAAGAAGTAAACTTGATCCAAGCCTTCAACTATCTGTTCCTGTTTAGGGATGGATTAACGGCTCTGCAATTTACGGGAAGTTTAGCTAGCAGCCCTGCTTTTGCGCTAGTAGACAATGGGACGTATACACAGCCATTAACATTAACTGCCTCTAGTAATTGCGCTATTAGCAATGGCGTTGTAACAATTAGTGAAACAAGTCATGGTTTAAGCGTTGGAAACGTAGTTAGAATTATTGATTCTGGCAGCACAAATCTTACGGCCCTCTCTGAGTTTTACGTCACCACCGTAGCAAATGCTAATACGTTTACATTCTTTGCTACAGCAGATAATGCTAGCAGTGCTAGCGTAGTGTTGAGTGCGCCACAAAGTGTAGGTGGCGGGTTTACGCATATGCCAGCCCCTCCTTGGGCTATCTATCATCAGAGACGGCTTTGGATGCCCTTCTATTACACCACCACAGGTTCTAGCGGAAGCCCAACAATTGCTACGCGCAACATTAGAGATGAAATCATTGCGTCAGATGTTCTAGATCAGAACACTTACGATCAGATTGAAACCAATTTCCGCATTGCCTCTGGCGGAGCAGACTTCGTTGTTGCCATTCAGCCCTTTGCCGAGGACAATGTTATTGTGTTTAATCGCAACACTATCCATCTTATTCGCGGCGTAAGCCAACCCCTTAAAGATGTAACAGTGCAGGAAGTGACGCGAGAAGTGGGCTGTATTGCTCGCAGAACAGTGGTTCAAGTAGGCAATCAAATCTTCTTCCTGTCTGATAACGGGGTGTACTCCGTAAACTTTGAGGACTTATACAATCTTCGTGGCGCATCTATGCCCATGAGTGAATCAATCAATCCATTGATTAAGCGGATCAATCCAGATTATATTAGTAATTGCGTTGCCACCTATCACGACAATCGTTATTACCTCGCTGTTCCTTTAGATTCATCCATAGAAAACAACGCTATTTTTGTTTATAACTTCCTTAACGAAGGTTGGGAATCCCTAGATATTATTGACCAGATAGGTTGGAATGTTCGCAATTTTGTAAGAGCCGGGGCTGGCGGCACTAATAACCTATATGTCGTCAATAAAGATGGCGGTGTTCATATCCTAGATTACCGAGACGACGACAAAGATTTGTTGAGTCTCCAGATCGGCGGAACAGCCGCTGCGTATTCTATTTATTCTGAACTAAAGACCCGTCAATATACAGGCGGCACAATGGAGAGAAAACGCTTTAACTCCTTTGAGTTACAAGCAGAAAGTTCTGCAAGCAATACCTCGGATATTGATATTTCTTTTATTACCCAGAACCCTGACAACGAAGAAACCCTACAATCGTTTTCTTCTCTGCTTGAAGAAACCCTTCCCATCTCGGAAGATGCATCTGTGCGGGGACGTATTGGCAATGTGCGCGGATATGGTGGTCAATTTGTATTTGAACCTACAATTGGTCGCCCTAAAATCCGCACTATTAAGGTTGCCGCACAACTCACTGATCTTGGCATAAATTCTAAGAAGTAAACTGCATCTCTGTAAATAACACTGATATACTACCCCTATGGCTATTCTGACGACAGGAAATACATTTGTTAATGGAGATCAAGTAACGGCACTTAAACTAAACGATGCTGTTAATCTTGCTGCATTTACATCAGGTGCTGTAGATGCCGTAACAACTGTTTTATCAGGTGGAGCTGTTTCCGTTAAAGATGGCGGTATTACAGCGGCAAAAATTGCAAGTGGGGCTGTTACAGAAGCTAAATTAGAAGCAGGCACAAATGGTCAGCTATTTATTGGGAAAACCTCAAGTTCGGGCTTTACTAAGGCTACGCTGACGGCTGGTTCTGACATGACCATTACCAATGGTTCTGGAACCATCACCATTGCCGCCACTGCTCCTTCGACGCTTTCATCTATCTCTGCCGCAAATACTTACGGCGGCACACTCAATACTGATTTAGTATTGGGGACAGGCAATGGCTTTGCTGGGGTAACCTTAACAGTTGGAAAATGGCTAGTTACAGGTAGCGTCACTATCAGAAGTTCCACTGGCACAACTATTCGCCTTATCCCTGTTTTCTGGGATGGCACCACTGAATATTCTTGCTCTACAGGTATTGAATCAGCCGATCTTTCAGTTAGATTCTCTGTGCCAGCCAGCGCAATAATGACCGTATCAAGCGGCACTAGAGCTATTGTCTATAAGATTAAAACAAGTGGCGCAGGAGAAACCATTGATGCTGGCACAGCTTTTGGCTCTAGCAGCGTTATCACCGCTGTTCGTTTAACAGAAACTCCTTAATGGGAGCCATCCAAGATGCAATTGCTCTATACGGCCCTGACTTTCCTCGGCTTCATGGGATGTATTTGGAGCGAGGCTTCTGTTATTCTGAACCCACGATGCTCGCTCTTGCAAGGCCGTGCCTTATGGAACGATACGAAGAATGGGTGGAGCCGCAAGATGCGGACGCTTGGTGGATTGAGCTATGTGTTGGCCCTAATGCCCTTAGTATTATGTATAGCAAAATACCCTTCCCTTTTGCCAAAATTGGTTGGCGCAGAGATTTCAAAAACAAGCCTACTCCTCGCTTCTACGACTTTCACAAACTTCAACACAGGATAAATCATGGGTTCTAGTATTCAAATGCCACAGGCTCCAGCAGCCCCAACACCAATTGATCCGGGCAAGTCTGCGCTTGATTACATGAACAGCATGGCTGACCCAGCCTTGCAGGAAAAGATATTGCAGAGCGAGCAGACCTATCGCCCAC